CATTGTCACCAAGCTTTGTCGCCTCTGCTTCAAGGTCTGGCTCTTGTCCCGCAAAGGCTTGAGCATACATCTCAATGCCCTTCTGGAACTCTTCCTGAGAATATCCATTCTCAAACGAATGCTCTGACCACCACTTCAAGAGATCATTATCAACGGCCAACTCTTCGCTAACAATCTCTGGTAACTGATAGTCGCCAGCAGACTCAGGGCGATCAGAAAACGCCTCGCTTTGAATCTCTTCGATGATTGAGTTTCTGATGTCTTCTTCTTTGGCACCAAGTTTTGACTGCAACTCTTGGTAAGATTTAGCCAAGTCTTCAGGTGCGTTGAATTTTTCTGGTAGCCAATCAGGACGATCGGCCTGTGGGGCCGACGCCTGATCTACATCTTCTTGCGTAACGAAGTCGCGGCCATCGGCCTCTGCAACTTGTGCTGCTTCTTGCTCACTCATTGTTTACTCCTGTGTGCATGTTGAATGCGCTGCTCGATCAAACCAACGAGATAACGTTGGCCCTCCAGATGTCGCAGCTCTTCGGTAGAAACACTTGGGCCGTTCACCATCTCAATAGTGACTGACCGCAAGTACCTTAACACTTCTTTGCCCGTGGGCGTTGAGAAGATTTGTGCGATATTCTTACTGATCTCTACATCTCTGTCAGAGGCTCTCTGAATACCGTCTAATCCAATATTAACCTTGTTGTTCCCCAACTGGTGCCATTCCTTGTTGCTGTTGCATTTGCGCCATTTGTTGCGCCGCCGCAGCTATCTGTTGACGTTGTTGTGCATCACGAATCAATGTGTCTGGTACGCCAAACTTCTTAGCTAAGTGAACAGCAGTCTCCTCGCTGTCAATCAATAGCTGCAACATCTCTGGGCCAAACACACCGCCAACCATCTCAAGGAAACGAGCTACACTTGAAATGTCTTGGTTTGCTTGGGCCTGTGCCAATGGTGAGACTGAACGTACTTTAACTTCACGTCCATTCACTGTTGGTACTTCAATACGTCCCTGCTTCTTTAGAATATAAATGACACGCTGAAGGACAGGCTGAACAAGTTCGGCTTGTAGTCTACCGAATGCAGCGCCCATACGACGAGACAGATCAGCCATACGCTCTGCAACTTCTGTTGCTGAAGCTGGCGTTTTGTCTGGGTTGCCAAGCATGTCATTGTACAAAGCCTTCTTAATGTTGAGGCGCATATCACTCAGAACAAGCTGAGCAACATCAAAGCGACCAGCAGCATTGATAGGCTGAAGACCAGCAGACCCCATAGCTTTCGGGATGATTGTACCGGGTACGAGGTTTATCGTGTCTGGGTTGATAACCCCATCATCTTCCATTTGGTAAATGCCAGAGATTGCCATCTGTGCATTCTCAAGGATCAACTCAATGGTAAGGTTTGTTGTCTTAATAGAGGACAGTGCATTGACCAACGGCCCACGGCCATAGACTTCACCAGCACATGTTGCCCAACGGAAACAAATAAATGGGTTTGAACCCACGCCCTTCATTTGTTTTGAGTGAAGGACAGTCTTTGTCTTCATGCAGATTGCATAGTGATAGTATGCTTCCTCATTGCGGCGAGTATGATCGCGGCATACGACTTCCAAGACTGTTGTCTCTTGATCCTTACCCATCATGTTGAGGACTTTAGGATCAAAGTTTTTCTCATTATAGAGCAGGGGAAGATCGTCGACCTTTACCTTCTTACGCTCACGAAAGACGTGGTCGATCTTGTCGTCAGGGCCAGTGTCCAACACAACATGCGGCAGTGGAATAGCCTTAAAGATTACAGGGTTTACCGAGTCACCTTCTTCAATGCAGAGAACACCAGTACCAACTGCCAAGTCCATGAAGCTCTCATGTACCTCTTGGCTGAAGTTAGAGTTCTGAAGAACCTCGAACACATACTCAGTGACTTCTTCTAGCTCGTTGTCGATCTCGTCCCGTTGTTCGGGTGGAACCTCAGAGCCGCTAAGCAAGTCAGCCCAACGTGCAAAGTTTGGAACGATTCCAGATTGCAGTCGGCTTGCAAACTCTTGCACACCAACAACAGCAGTCTCGTCAAATATCTTTTCGTCACGGCGTTGGCCAGCTTCTTCGTAATAGAATGACTCTCGCTGAGGGAGCGCATACTCATAGCACTCCTCAAACAGCGGAACCCAATTCTCACGAAAGGCTTTGGCCTTTTCGTACCGCTTTAGTTTCTGCTCAGCGAGTTTTTCCATTACCGAAATCTACCTAAAAATGCGCGCGATGGCGTTGATGAACGGGCAGAACGATCAGTCATTCCGCGATAGCGTCCCTTAAATCCTTGACCGCCAGCAGTGAAAAGAGAACGACGACCAACACCAGCGCGAGCGCTTGTTGACGTACCCAACATCTTAGCAGGTGACTTCTCTTCGATAGCCGCTGCAATGTCTTCTTTCTTTTGCTCTGCCTTTTCTTCGATGGCTTCACGCTCAGCGATGTCAGCCTCTTGACGAGACTCAGTAGCAGCTTGTTTCTGTGCAGATGATGGCCCAAAACACATAATAACGTCCTTACATTCTTGACCACATACTCTTTCGTTTAGGCTTTACTGAACGATTGAATACGTCAAAGTTACGATTTGCTACAACTGGCATAGCAGGTTTCTGGCTATTCATCAATGCTCTACCCTCACCAGCCCCAAGGAACAGGTATTGAGCCGCATCGTGAACGTGCGAGAACATATTCTTATCAGGCTTATCAGCGTACCGTTCGCCTGATACCTCCATGCGTTTATACTGATAGCCACCTTCAAAGCCCTTGATAAGCTGTGGGCAGCGGCGATCAATAAGGAGTGCTGGCTTACCTTCAATCATCTTGGTCAGCTGGGAGGAAACTGATTCCAAACGAAGGTCAACAGAGTTAGAAGGTGCGGGAAACGCCTTCAAGCCAGCACCACGCAGAATGTGGAACGGAGTAGATTCATCAGTCTGCGCCCTAAAGTCACCCGCAGGGTCGCCATAGATTATCGCCTCAGACACAGCGGCAAACCGTGTGGCCAGTTCATTTCGAAGCACTTCAGCAAAACGAACAATACCCATATCGACTGCAACTATCTCTGACTGTAATAACCAACGACCTCTGACTTTCTGCCCTAGAACAGCGGCAGGGGTCAAGCCAAAGTCTACGCCAACATAAACAGGATGCCCTGCTGCAACGGGTATCTCTTCTTTGGCAATGTGAACTTCTGGTGCAAACATTGGATACACGGGCTTACCATCCTGTACATGTCCTAGTCTGTTCATAACATAGACATCAATCCATGACTTAGTCTTACCCTGAATAAGGTTAGGGTAATACGACTTCATCATGTGCTTTTGGTTCTCAGCTTCGGGGTTGGGGCGGTAATCCTCGATCTCACCCTCTTGATTTCGATCCTCGACCATTCCCGCGGGCTGAGTAAAGAACTGCCAGTTGTCTGGCTTTACCAACATCTTTGCCTGTTCTCTGGGAATATGATCTGGGATTGGTACTTCGCCAGACATGATAGGCCACCAGTGGTCTTCTTCGGGAGCGTTTGTATCGGCTATTACGCCAGTCCAAGACGCACCCCCATCACGCATAGAAGGATAACGACCAACACGCATAGTACACGCATCAATAATACTCTTGGGAATCTCACGGGCCTCGTTGATCCAGATACCAGTAAGTTCCAAAGACAAGAGTTTCTTGACATCTTCGGGCCGATCCAAGGCAAGGAATATAACCTCAAGATCAATGTCACCCTTCTTAATGTGATGCGTGTACGGGACTGACCAAGTGAACTTGCCCCACTCGTTTTCAGGAAACCAGTCAAGCCATGTCTTAATAGTTGTAGTTCGTAACTGTGGGTTTGTGTTTCTGATGATAGCCCATCGAGACTTTCGTTTTCCGTCTGGTGCTTTCTGCTGCTCCAGCGCTCTGCGAAATACTTCAACACAACACCCCACTGATTTACCTGAACCTACTGGCCCTCTTATACCACGAAAGAACGTGTTGTCTTTCATAAAAGACTTGAGGACTTCACCATCAGGTTTGTATTTAAAGCTCGTCACCGAAGCCCCTTGTCTACCCCGAACTTAATCATACGTTCAGCAACTTCGGGGCCAATGTTGTCAATCAACTTATCTAGCTCGGCATTTGTCACAGACATCTTACCAAACTTCTTTTCCATGAACGCAAAGTGTTGGTGCGTCTTGCGCACGATGTTGCGCAACAACTGCAACTCTTCTTTCTTCAGCGTGTTAGTAAAGCTCATTCTTTGTACTTGTCCTTAGCCATCTTTAGACGACGCTCATTAATCGGTACGCGCGGTGGGCTTTTACGACGTGGCTTGGGCTTGGGAGAAGGATCGGGTATAGTATCCTCCGCAGCGGGTACTAATCTGCGTGAGTCCCTAGTGCGAGTTGCACCAGAGTAAGTAACGCCACGGAAATCATGCACATCACCATTATGCGGTGTGCCGTCATTAGCATAAACCCACTTCATGTTCGATACTGCCTTACTTTTCTAGCGATCGCCTTGGGCTGGGAAACAAACTGTTTGCCCTTGGCATTGCCCTCTGCCTTCGCTTTATTCGTCGCAGCCTTCTCAGACGCACTCAAAGACTTCCATGCAGCGTCAGGTAAATAGCGCTTCTTGCCCTCAGACTTAGAGCCATCAGATGTACGCCACTTCTGCTTAGTCCAACGCCGTAAGGATTTCTGAGAAGGTTTCATTCCTCTGGGATCTCAATGTAGTAAAAACCCGTGTCATCAGCAGAACCGCTGCAATCAATGCCTCGCTCACGAAGATCAAGAAGAACGTCCAGAAACGCTCTTTTATTTGAAAAGGTAATCCATGTCATGATGTGTATCCTCCACCTTTAGCTTTATATTGCTTTGCTAACATCTGCGCCTTACGCGCTGACCATTGCCCTGGCTTTCCACCTTTATCACCTGACTTAATGCGCTGGAACAAACTCTTGCGCATCTTCGGCTTGGTGTAGTTGCCAGCCTCATTTACCTTTGACATCGGCTTTCTTCTTCATCTTAGCAGCCAGAACCTTTTTCTTAAGATTATCTGGAAGCGCCTTCTGCTTAGCACTCAGTAGTGACTTCTTCTTGTACATACCGTTTCCTTACTTAGTTTTCTTCAGGGCAAGCAGTGAAAGAGGCTGCATACCAGTACGCATTCCCGTACGCTTTACATCGGTCATCTGCGCACCCTCACGCTCAACCTTCTCATCTTGCTTCAGTGAGGGTAACTCACCAAAGTCAGGCTTCTCATACTTGGGCGCTCCGCTACCAAAACACATTACTAGGTATCCTTCTGCTTATGACGACGAGCAAAGTTGCGAGCTGCCTCAACACTACCAAAACCCCAAGCCTTCAATGCTAAAGCCTTCCGTGTTGGCTCACCCTTCTCATCCTTCATCGGCCCCCTCATTCCAGCAAACCTTGCTGCAAAGGAAACACGACGTGGGTTCGTACCACTCTTAACAGGTGCCTTTAAGTTAGCACCCTCAGTACGCTTGAAGTGACGACGACCAGCAGCCGTTAAGCCACCCTTCGGATTCTTATGCTCTTTACGCATTCTTCGGCTTCCGCTTCAAAGCATTCTTGGCATTCGAGTTATTCGCTGTACGGCGAACAGGCTCAGGGGTTTTTGAAAACTTACTCATAACGTACCTTTAGCACATAAAAATTATTTCTGGCAAGTGAAAGCCTTGAGGGGAAATAATGCTAGTAGGAGACCAGTAACAGAAAGTAACCCCGCAGTTTTGGGGTGGGGTACGCCTAAGCCTGTCTACAGTGATAAACGATAGCCCCCCTATAGTACCGTACCAAGTACGGGGCCGTCAGGCCAGTGCTTGGGAAATAAAGAAAAGCCGTAAGGCTTTCCCGTTTCTCGCGCGTTCGGACTAGCCGAGATCAATGGATACCTTGATGTCACCCGCCACTTGCACTTGTGAACGGTCTATAGGCTTGTACCCTGCCCGATCCAGAATATCCTTGCTTGCTTCTAGCTGAACGTACTCGGACTTGGCCCCTGTTGCTAGTCGCATCACCCTTGCTGCCGCAGTCGCAGCATTCAATCCCAACTGCTCACTCACACATTGCATCATATACTGCTGCACATGTGGTTGCTTTAAAGCCTTGCTAGCACTTACCCTGCCGCTATCGCCCTCTGCGTATCCGGCCTTGCTCGCAGCCTCAGTGATCGAACACCCTTCAGCTACGAGTGTATGCACCAATGCTGTTTGCCTATCGGTCAGCTTTTTACTAAGTTCACCCATTTTTCCATGCCTCAGTCATCATTCATTCTATCAGATTATTGCGACATTCACTCAGCTGAACGTCTATGAAAAGCCCCCCCTGTTATCCCCCCCAAACTTAGCGATCTCGGGCCTGTCTTGGCAAATTGTAAACGACATGACCTATACCAAAGAGATGGAAACTATACCTACGCTACTAGTAAAAGGGGTTGACTGAGTTTCCTATACCTTAGTGCATACTTGCAGCTATAAAGCATAGGGTGCATTTATTTAACTGCATAGTTGGAGTAATCTGATTACAGAAACAAGGAGAACTAAACAATGACTAATTACTCGGTAACAGTATTCGACGAAACGATCGGATACCTTGAGGTGTTGACGATCACAGCAGCAACAATGGACGACGCTATCTACAAAGTGGAGAGCATCTCAACACATGAATACGAAGTGATCGACATTGAAAAAGAAGATCCCAGACACGTCTAATCAACGGGGTTTCGGCCCCACACCACACACAAAGGAGAACACCATGTCCAACGAAATTAAATCACACGTCCTCTCAATCATCGCCGACATTGAAAACGGTTGCCAATGCGAATCATGTACTGAGTGCGGTGCTGATCTTGGCAAGTCCTCGTTTTGCCCTGAATGTGAGGTGCGCAACCCCGACACTTTGAGCGGCTTGGATTATATCTCAGACGTTCTCGACATAAATTGGATACTCAACAGCGACCGAACACTTAGAGGCGCCCGTTTGCTAGTTGCCTTTGGAGGTCCTAATATTTGGATAGACACCACAACGGCAACTGTTGAAGGTCACTGGTGGGGTGAAAGCTTCACAGCATCCTATCATCACGACGAGATGGACATCGAGGGCGCTTGCTCTGAGCTGTTTAACTGCTAACCAAATCAAGAGGAGAACATCATGCTTGAGTTTATCGCAATTACTTTGAGTGCCGTCGCAACGGTGGCATTCATCTACGCTTTCTTAGTTTTAACAATGGTCATGTAAGGAGAGAGACATGGATATATCTGTACACAATGTAACTAATATTAAGGTTAAAGAAACTTGGCATCATAGTTTTGTAACGAAATCAATTATCGTTACAGACAAAGACGGTCATGAGGTACAGCTT